TATCGCCGCAAAGCCTCGGAATTGGCGAGAAGATTATAGAGGGTAGATTCACTAGGGTTCGCTGATTTCTGCGCTCCGCGCAGCGCCATATTGCGATATACATTGCTCTTTAGAATTGAACCGCCGATATGCCCAGCAGCCAACAGGCCGCCAACGCTGGCCGCAGCTTTTGGTATTTCTTCAGGATTGGCGATGGCAAGGCCTCCGGCGCCCCCAGCTCCCACCGTTTCTAGCAGCCGATAGAGTAAGAGGCGTTCCGCCGTTGTGCTACTTGGCGATTCCTTGAGGAATTGCTGGCCTATATCCGCCAACTCCCCAATATCGCCGGCCCCGCTATAAGCCATGTCCTTGTAGGATTTTCGGACTGCATTGAGCAGTAAGGGAGGGCTTATCTCGCCCTCGATGCCGGCCTTGGAAGCCAATTCCTGCACCGTGCGCATGTTTTTCCATTGGCGATTGGTCTGGCTCAAGAGCGCCTGGTCCTCCGGCGTGGCCGATCTGGTCAAGGCTCCCGTCAAGGCATCCTCGACCTTGCGGGCGTAGAAACGGATATTTGGGTTAGAACTTTCCGTGGCCTTGTCGAGCGGCGATCCTTTGGAAGTCAGCGCCTTATAGGCCTTCCCGCTGATTGTGCCATCCTCACCAACCTTGCCGAGAATATTGTCCATCTGCTGTTTGATCGGGGCGAATTCCTGCGGCGTGATGACTTGCTGTGCCTCGGTTTCGACCTTCCCAAGATCATTCACGAACTCATCATCGGCCAAGACATTGGTACGAGCCTTGATAGTGTTATATGTGTTACCGAGATCGGTTCGCGCTTTGCTCATGACCTGAGGCGTGAGGTTGTCGGCGTCTTGGCCCATGGTCTTGGCAACGGCACGAGTGAAGGCGGTTCGCTGTTCCGCGTTCTGCGCTTCAAGACCTGATAGTGGCATCTTACCGATGGCCGAATCCGCCAACTTGGCGAATGGACTTTCGCTGATCTGACTCCCGCGGATCGGGATGCCATATTTGTTAACTGCGGCTTCTGCCAACGCGGCACGGGCCGGATTCATGGCCCCCCCAAACAGGGAATTCGATATTTTGCCTCCTAGCCCCCTAGCAATCGGGATCCCGGCATTGAGGACACCGCCGAATTCCGCGCCTTCCTTGACTTGCTGGCCTATATCCTCATCGGATGCGCCGGACGTTGTCGCCGCCGCCGCGCCGCCCTGTAAGGCCCCAGAAGTGGCGCGGGAGGCTAGTTGGGCAAGTTTGTTTCCTTTGGTAGCCCCGGCCAGGAAATCCACCAGGGGAACCGCACCGGCCGCGCGAGCCGCACCCGCAGCGGGAGCAAGCAGTTCGCCGCCGGCCGCCAAAAGCGGCAGCGAGCCGGTAATCTGGCCGCCGATCCTGCCGACATTGGCCGCAGTATTGTCGCCGTAATCCTGCGCGAATTGGTTGCGAGCCGCGACATTATGGGCATGGGCCTGTTCTGCGCTTGGCAGCAAGCCGCCCAAGGTGACAGGGCCTATCTGTCTGTCAACCCATTGAGCAATGGGGTCGGCGCTCGAAATAACATCCTGCAGGCCCTGGCGAACGCCTTCCGAGGCCGATTGCAGCATGCCGGGGTTCGTCGGCGCGGCCTTTTTTGTATAGGTTCCACCGCCGCCGCCGGTACCACCTTTCGAGGTTGGCGCATTCTGGCTGCCAATGGTATTCAGCAGCTCGTCGTCCGACACATTGGCTTGCGCGGTTTGCGAGCTGCCGATGGTGTTCAGAAGATCATCGTCGGAAACATTTGCCATTTTTGCCGCGATTACCTGGCGCCTGCCTTTGGGCGCGAATGAGATATGAACATGGTCGCCGCCATCCTCAATCTGGTCGAAAGAAATTCCGCTTTGTGCCAGTTTGGCCGTCGCGGTTTTGGTGTCCATGCCTTGAGGCACAAAATCGAAGGCTTGGCCGGTCAGGTGGGCGGAAGTGGGAACACCACCGACCGCTGCGTTCTTATCCGGTGAGCGCAAACCCGATGTGATCTGGACTTGCGTTCCCAACAGATTGCCGAGGTAGCCCGCAGGATCGGCCTGCCAGTCATTACTGTCCACCGATCCAGCCCTGTTGCTTGGCGTATAGAGCATCTTGATGCAGCTTGTTCTTTTGTGCGTTGCTCATGCCGGCGATAAGTTTTTGCTGTTCGTCCTTGGTCAGATACTGGAACTGGAACAGGCGCGGATCGAAATGGCGGTTGAATTCCGTCGAGAACTTTCCGTAATCCTGTGTTCCGGTCTGTTCCTTGAATTGCTGCCATGCGCGACTCTTTGTCTGGATAGCATCCTCATTACCTTGCAAGAGCGAGATAATGCCCTTGTTGCCGAGTTTTGAGAGTGCGGAATTCGGGCTGGTGCTGATCGTGGATTCGAGCTGGAAATTTGCCCCTGTCCCGCCAAGTTGCTGGAACTGGCTTTGGGCAAGCTGCTGCGCCATTTTCTCGAATTCATTCTGGGCGGCGCGGGCATCTGTACCGACACCTTGTAAATGAAGCCCGGGCACGGATTGAATGAGCCGATTAACGGCGGACATGGCCTCATTCGTCCATTTTGCGCCTGGGCCTGGTGTAAATCGTTCCAAGGTCGCATTAAGATTAGAAAGAAGGCCCTTATTCGTAGTGACCTGATCAGCGCGATTCGTAAGCGCAGTTCCCATGCCGGCATAGGCTTGCATGGTTTGCTCGTACCCGGGCGCATATGCCGATTGTTTGCCGGCGATATTGCTTGCTGGCGCGGCCTGCGGCGCGGGCTGCGGTGCAGACGGTTGTCCATTGGGTGCGTTCCCCGGTGATCCACCGTAAATGCTCTGCAATTTCTGGCGATATTCTTGCTCATATGGATTTTGGGGGGGCGCCCCGACAAATTGCGGTTTTCCGTCCGGGCCGATAACCGTAGTAGTGGGTCCAGCCTGCGGCGGCGCAGATGGTCCGGCTTGCTGTACTTGTCCATACTGCGGGAACGAAATGGGCGCCATGCCGCCGCCGGGCATCGTCTGCATGTTGGGAATTGGCATCAATGAATCAATTTGCTTCGACTTGTCTTGCACCCGAACAAGCATCTGGCGAGCCCAGTCAGGCACTTTTGCTTCATCAACCTTGCCATTAGGCAGGCGCGGCAATGTCGAATAAACCTGGGCCTGCCAGGGGAAATCGCCCAAGCCCATCATCCCGGCATGGGAAAGCGAGTACGCTATATCCCCGGATGTTGCCTTTGAATCATTGGCGGCATATGGCGCGAGATAGCCCGCCAATGCATCGAAATGGGCCTTGGCAAGAGAAAGTTGCGCTGCCTGATTCTGAATAGACTGCTGCCGCAATGCTTGTGCCTGATGATAAGCCTCCATCAATCCATAAGAAACTTCCGGATGCTGGGCGATTAGACCCGGTATCTTGCTGCTATCGAAATTCCCCTCTGAATCGACCGCCTCTTTTGCAATTTCGCTTAGGCCCAAATTGGTCTGAAACTGCTGCTGGAACAGCCGATTCTGGTTTTGAATATTCTGGAGATTGGCATAGCCGGTCAGCGTATCCAGAGGATTTCGCGGCTTAGGATAAAGGTCAGAAATATCAGCCATGATGAGCGCCTTATGGGATCATCGAGAGATTGGAATAATCAAATCCCGTGCTGGCCCCGCCATTGCCGAGGCCGAACAAGCCACCCAAGGGAGATGAATTGTTGGCCCCTCCCAAATACGAATAGAGCGGCGGCGCCCCGATGGCGTTGTAAACTGCATTTCCAGCCCCCAATGTTCCGGCCGCTTGGGCCTGGCCGTAGGCCAGATTGCTTGCTGCGATGCCTTGGCCCGTATTTTGACCCACGCCAGCGATTGCGCTTCCAGCTTGCATTCCTGTACCGGCAGAATTTTGCAAGGCGTTGGCATAAGTATTCCAGCCGCTATTTGCCAGTCCGGTTGCATAGGAGGCCGCCCCCTTGAGCGCCGCACCGCTGTCGGCCAAGCCCCGTGCTGCCATGCCGTTTTGCACTGATTTGAGTCCCTGATTGAGGGTGAATTGGTAGCCGGGCAGATTCTCCAGTGCCGATTGCATGGATGCACTATTGCCGCCAACCCCGAGCAATCCATTCAATGTATTATAAGCCCCGAGGCCGCCTTGAACATATGGGTTCAATAGCTGCTGGTTCTGCTGATAAATCTGCTGCTGGGCGTTGATCCCAGCTTGTGCCCCGCTCGCCTGCTGGCCCCCGCCTATCAGTGAGGTGGCGGCGGGGATGGCGGCAGATGCCACCATTGCTGTCGGAAGAATTGAAACCATGTCAGTTCCCTATCCACATGGAATATTTGTGTTCTATTTCTTTCGCGCCGCGCCGTGCAAAAAACTGTCCCAGTTTCGCACCCCTGCCTTGCAGTCTATGGTGTGGATACGCGCACTGGACGCCTAGTGTTTTCAGGTCCGCGATGGATTGGTCGAATAACAATGTTCCAGCTTTGCTGTCGGGAAGCGCAAACCAGGGCCCCATTTCTGCGATCAGCAGTCCCTGGCTTTCCGCATCGTTATGCATGGTCCAGCAGATATACCCGATCATTTTGCCGTTCTGCCGCGCGACATAGATGCGAAAGAACCCGCTTTCATTGATGCGCTCGATCAGTTCGCCATCGGGTTTATAAGGTCGTCGCGGCTCGACACCACCGTCCACTTCCTCGAAATGAACCGCAGTCAGCCTTTCCATTTCATCAGAGATATTGATCCAGCGTTCCACGGAAATGGTAATAGGTGATGCCGACGCCAATTCCCGACGCAGGTTTGCTATGGCAGGTTGATTGCGCAATAATTCGGCCATCCTCTGTTTTATGTCGATCTGGATATTCTGATCCTTGAGGCCAAGCCACCATTGCCGGTCAAACGATAGTCCAAGGCATTTCTCGAACAACCATTCGCAGACGTGTTCGTGGTCCAGATCGGCATAGGGAACGGACGGAATTCCTTTTTTCTCTGCATCGTCCAAAAGACGGTCGCGATATTGCATTTGCTTTAAAACGGCGTCGTTCATCAAGCCGAGCCGTTCAAGACTGGCGCACACGTCCTTAATCGGCCTTCTGACTAAAATGATCCGAGCCGGGGGAAGATGAGAAAGACCCTCAATAGCTGCGGTTTCTACGGTGCCTTGCATGGCAGCCAGGGCATCCCTGAAGTCTTGCATACATCCGGAATTGACGCATAGGTCATGCCCGCAGCCCTGGCCTCCATAACTCAGAAACTTGGAAAGCCATGCGGTACGCGAGCGGGGAAGCGCCAGGATGATATAGGGTAAGTTCAAGTCTTTATCCCATAAACGATTGCTGCGTATGGCGGAACGAAATTCACCGGAGAGCCGGAGCCTGTATTATTGATGGTTATGCCGGTTGTGCTTGATCCTGTCGTGCCCCCGGTTGTGACCGCGCCCGCCGCCGCGCCTGCGGTATTGGTGGACGATGCGGCAAAGTCGGTATGGGTATGGCCGGGATCGGTGATGGTGTGGGTGTGGGACGGCAACTGGGCAATCGAAAGCGTGAAATTTGTCGCCCCGCCGAGAGTAGCGAAACCGAAATTCCCCGCCCCCACCAGAAACCTGTTCTGCAAATTCGGGACGTTGAAAGTGCTAACTCCGTCTCCCGGTCCCCATGTCGTGCCGATGATGGCATAAAGCGCCGCATAGATGGTGCGGGAAACCGCCGTGCCGTCGCATACTAGCCAACCAGTCGGAAGCACGGCAGAACCGAATGCCATTATCATTCCCGACGGGCTGGTATTGCCGCCAGACGATGCTCCGGTTCTGAGCCAGAGACTTATCAGCAGTCGATACCATGGCTGGCCGATGCGATAGCCTGTCTCCGGGCTGGTGATCGGCGCGGTGATCTGCGGAAAGCCCTGGAGATTGCCGGCGCCGCTCATGTCTGATGTTCGACCAAATCCACATAAACCCCGTTCAACGCCGTCTTGACCGGGGCGGACCAGGACAGCTCATAAACCCGATCACGCGCCATACCGAGCCTGTTCCACTGGACCGAGGTGCGATAGTTGCCTGTATTGCCCAAAGTCTGGATGACGGCGTCGCCATAAGACCGTCCGGCATCATCGGAACATCTCAGAGAAACAGAACAAGTATCATTCGTGGAAGTGACCATCTCGTCGCCCACCTCGAAGGCCGCGATGAGGTTGCGGTGCGTCAGGCGCTTGTTCTCATTGACCGTGTGGGGAAATGACCGGATGCGAACGACTGGCATCCCATTGTCAAGATAGGTGTCAAGATCAAGGTTATAGATATCTCCGTTCTGATAGTCCCCGACCATGATCTTGTTGTTGAAAACGCAGGCACAGTTGGCGCGCCATCTGTGCTGATTTCCGTTGGTGTCGATCCATGACCGTTTGTGCCAGGCATTCTCTGCAATGTCGAATACCCAGGTCACGTCCTGGGACGGGAAATTCAGCACATAGAAGGCGTGTCCCTCCTGAAAATAGGTAAACCCGATGGCGTCCGACTTGACCGTGTAGGAGGTGATTTCATTGTCGATTGCCTTGGTCGAAATCGGAGCCGCGTTATATTGCGCGCCGCGATAGACCACGGAATTGCCGAAATTGTCCTGTCCCAGCCAATAGAGCGCGAGATCATATTTGGCGATGGAACCGACTGCGGCGCAACCATGCTCGACAAAGGCGCCCGGCATGGCCTGGAAGGCAAAGTCCGCTGCGCCGGAATCAAACCACACTTCCGTGGTGGCCGTGCCAATCAGCCATATTTCCCGGTGCATCACAGCGAGCCCGACCATAGGGTCGTTACCGCCGGTTTTTTTCATCACATCCAGCGGGTCGAACCCAATCCCGGTCGTGAGCATGGTATAGGTGACATTGGAAAGGGTGAAGAACGCCCCCTGCCCGTCGGTGCGGGAGAACAGCAAATAGGTATCGAGATAATCGACGCGGTTGGCGGGATAGAAGTTTGTTGCCGATATCATGCCAAAGGTGAAGGCCGGGTTTGTCAGGTCGATACAGAACCCTTGCTGGGTGCCGTCCACGATGACGCAAGTCAGGCTGTTGTCCTTGATCGAGACAAACCCGCTATAACTGTTGATCTGGCCCAGGAATGTGAAGCCATAGGAATCGGTGACCAGATAGACATTGTTTCCGACCACCGTAAAATTTGCGCCATTCGAGGCGGTGTAGGTTGCGCGAACGCCGCTTACGACCGGCGCGGTAGCGATGAAGGAAAGACCGGGTGTTGGATAAAGCGTGAAGGGAAATGGCGAATCGGGCGGGTTGCGCTCGGGATAAAGATTGACACAGCGCTGCGCCTCCGAGATCAGGGAGCGGGATTCGTAGGAACCCATAATCAGAGGGATTTGCATATCAGATTTTCATGATGTGGTGCCGCGCATGTTCCATCATGCCGCCACCATGGATTTTGAGGGTGATATCGAAATACTCCGCGAGCTGGAAGAACTGTTCCGCGCCCTTGGCTTCCGCAACCCATGTGCGGGTTGTGTCGAAGGTTTTGCCGCCGACCACTTCGTTTCCCTCGATTTTGCCGCCCCAGTTGACAGTTAGGCATTCCACCTTCGACCAATCGTTGTCTACTGCGGCGTGATGCTTGCCATCCATGAAACAGCCGTCCCAGCCCCAATACTCGAAGTCGGTATAGCCCAGCCGATGCATCAGCCAGGTTGCCGTCAGGGTCACGGAACAGCATAGCGCGATGCGAGAGCGGTCCTGGGCCTCATAATCCCGCATATGCCAAACCCGCACATCGCGGTGCTTGAGTTTGCGGAACACCTTGGGATGGCATTTGGAGGCGATCAGATAGGTAGTGTTTTCCGGCGCCCAGTCAGGAATCAGGTCCGCCACTTCCATCTGCGGATCACAGGCGGCGAAGTAGGTGGGATATAATCCCCGCCTGGTAAAGAGCCGCAGGGCGCTGTTGAGAGCCAAAATCGGCCCGTCAATGGACCAAAGGTCCACCTTGGCGGCGCTTGGCCCTCCGGCTATGATGGTGAGTTTGCGACGCTCCACCGCTTCCGGCAATCCCAACCTGAGACTATCCGCGATATGCCGGTTGCAAACTTCATCCGGCAACGGGGTAATATATTCAAATCCTGTGATGATCGACCCAGGCGGGATTTCCTCCCCCGCCTGGATAATGGGCGCTTCCAGCATTATTGCGCCAGCCAAGCGGTCTTGGATACGGCCCGGAAGATGATCGTCTTGTTCTTGGTCAGTGCGAAAGACGTATTCGTGGTGGCCGCGCTGATCTTGGCGCCGACTGCCGGATATACCTTGTTGCCATGCGATGCGTTATTGGCGACCGTGACATAAAGCCCCGTCGAAGCCGCCGGCAGAATGACGCCCTTGCTGGAATTGGTCGTGGACACCGTGACGATGGCATATTGCGAGGTAATCGCCGTGGCGTTGCCCTGTGTGGCGCCCGCTGCGGTCAGAAGCTGCGGCGTGACCGAGAGCGTACCGGAAAAGGTCTGGCCGGCCGCTGTCAGCGCCTGAGGTGTGCCGAAGCCAGTCAGGTTGTTGCAGACCGTGATGATCTGATTGATGAGTTCGCCGGCAAACAGCCGGAATCCGGTAATCTGTGAAGGGATAGCGGCCATTGCTTTTCTCCAGGGTCGTTAGGGTTAGGCTTGTCGGCATAGACCCGCAAATGCCGCTAAGTCATTGATTAGTATATGTAATCACCAAATATTGAATACTTACGCCCTTGGTTGAGCCCAGCCGGCATCCTGAGGCGCGGAACCGCCGCATTCATGTTGCGGATGGTGTTGAGGCTATCTTCCGCGAGAGCCACAAGCTGCGGATCGGCTTGCATCTGGTACATGGTCCGAACACGGCAGGCGAGGTTGTAGCGCAGCGCCCCATAATATTGACTGGGCAGATTGATCGGATCGGCAAGGTTTGCGAACTGCGATAACTGCACTTTCGCCAGCACATGCAATTCATAAAGCGTCTGCGGAATGACCGGCCAGGGATAAATGATCCCAAGCGGAAACTGCGGATCGTAGAATATGAACTGCGGAATGGTCATGAGTTGCTTGAGCCCGATGCGGGAATAATCCTCGCGGGAATTCAGCAGGCTTAGCGGATAGTCGATCTGGTTTGGCGCCGACGCAGTGACGATCTGGCGGAA